ATGGCTAGACCAAGAAAATTAAACGCAGCTAAAGTTGGAAATCACAATAAAGAAGAATTAGAACAGCAAGAATTACGTGAAAATGGATTAGAACAATTCAACAAAATTAACGTTGAGAACATTCCAGACGATCTAACAGAAGATGGTAAAAAGGAATGGTTACGAGTTGTGCCTTTATTACAACAATTGCCTATTGCAGAGTTAGATTATGATAGAATTAAGCGTTATTGTCAGTTGGTAGCTTTAACAGATGAAGCGTATCAGCATATTATTACCTTTGGCTCGATAAATGAAGAAGGTACGAAACGCACGCCACAATATTTTAACTATATGGACGGTTTGAAAGAGTTAAAAACGTTGTGTGGGTCGTTAGGAATGACAATTGATTCACGTATGAAGTTGGTCGTCCCTACAGAAAGCGAGAAAAAGCAATCTGTGTATGACATGTTTGGTGTTGATGAAGATGACTAGCGTAAAACTATCTAAAGAGTATGAAAGTTTATTAGATGTACCCGATGATTACAAAGACGATGCGTATAAATACTGTGTCATGGTGTTATCCGGTACATTCATCACATGTAAAGACACTAGGTTAGCGTGTGTGCGTCATTTAAAAGACATCAAGCGAAGCATCACAGATGATGACTTTCCTTATGTGTACAAGCCTAAGCGTGCTAAGAAGGTTATTAAATTTATGGAATCGTTACCAGATACTAAAGGGCAGTTTCATAAGTTAGCATTGTTTCAAAAGTTTATTGTAGCTAATGTACGTGGTTGGTTTACAGATGATGATTATTTACGATACAAAAAAGCATTTATATCATTAGCAAGAAAAGGGGGCAAAAGTTTACTGGTTAGTGGACTTGTCCTTTATTCATTCTTATTCGATAACGAGCCAAAAGAAGGTCGCCAATTATTTACTGCTGCAAATGATAAAAAACAGGCTAGTATCGTGTTTAACATGGTTGCAAAGCAACTGATGTATTTCGTATCACAAGTACCAGAATTAAAGAAAGATGTTAAAAAGGTACGTGAGTTGTTACAAAACTTAAAAGATGGCTCGTATGTTATGCCTCTATCGCGTGATACGGGTGCAGTTGACGGTTTCGAACCATTCTTGGCGGTTATTGATGAATATCATGCAGCGAAAACGAATGAAATGATAGAACTTATACAATCTGGTCAAGGTAACTTACTACAATCGATGATATTTATTATCTCTACTGCTGGTTTTAATCTTAATGCACCAATGTATACAGATGAATGGCCATACGCAAAAGAAATATTGGAAGAAACGTACGAAGATGAAGAATATTTTGCAGTTATTTATGAACAAGATAGCGAAGATGAATGGCAAGACCGTTCAATGTGGGCAAAATCGAATCCACTTATTAATGAATCAGACGAATTAAAGGAACAAATCGAAACATTCTTGCAGAAACGTGTTGATGAAGCGGTGCAAAAAGGCACGATGTTTAAAGTGTTAGTAAAAAACTTCAATTATTGGATGCAAGCAAGCGAAGAAAGTTACTTAAACTTTGAAGATTGGAAGAAAAATGAAACTGATTTCGATGTAAAAGGTACAAAAACTTACATTGGTTTAGATTTATCTCGTGCAGATGATTTAACAGCAGTGTCTTTCATTCATTTAGATGAACCAAATAAGCAATATTACGTTACAAGTCACTCATTTGTATCAACTAAAGGTGGATTACAAGGTAAGATTGAGCGTGATTTAATTGATTATAGACAAATTGAACAACAGGGTTATTGTACGATTACTGATTTGCAAAGTGGAATAATTAACCCATTGCAAGTATTGGACCATATAGAAACTTATGTAAGAAAATATAATTTAGATGTTCAAGCGATTTGTTATGACCCTTATGCCATACACAGTTATCTACCCGAAATTGAAAAACGTAATTGGCGTTATGATCTCATAGAAATTAGACAAGGGCAACAAACATTATCTAATCCTAATATTGATTTTAGATTCAAAGTTATTAATGGAGAAATTAAGCATCATAAAAACCCTTTATTAGATATCGCAATTAAAAATGCAGTAGCAAAGAATGTTAATGATTCAGTAATGATTGAGAAAAAGATGAATAGAGAAAAGATTGACCCACTTATGGCTACTATATTTGCATATGTTATTGCAAGTGAGCATATGTGGGAGAAAAAACGTGCGTTACCAGTATTCATTTAAGGGGGTGTATGCGTGAAGTTAACCAAAGATATATTAGTTATCCTAATCGTACTTATAGGCGTCGTATCAATCGCTTATGGTGCTTATTTAGCGTGGCAACCTCTCGGTTTTATTATAGGAGGTATATTGTTAACTGGATTAGCGATGACAATTGATGAGCCTTTCAAGAAGGGAGGTGGAAATAGATAATGGGAGTATTTAATTTTAACGGTTTCAAACGTAGTAATAACGTATCAGTTGATAAAAACACGTTACGAATGCTCACAGAAGTCAATGGTGTAGGTGGGATAACGTGGTCTGGTTTACAATCACTAAAAAATAGTGACGTGTTTACGGCTATCGATATTATATCTAAAGACATTGCATCAACGAGTATTAAATTTAATGATCGTGACAGTTACTTAGATACTGATAAGAAGATACTTAAACTTTTGAATAAGCGACCTAATCCATATTTAGACGCATGGCACTTCAAATACATCATAGTGGCTAACATGCTTTTAAATGGTAACTCATACATTGAGATTGTACGTGATGATAAAGGCGAGCCTATTGAGTTATACCACATGCAGAACAGTGCAACATCTATACAACAAGTTGATGACCACATTAAGTATCACTATATAGATGAATTAGATGGTCATGTTCAGCTAGATGTGGAAGATGTATTACATTTTAGAATGTTCTCACTTGATGGTTTTAATGGTTATAGCCCTCTCTACTCTCTAATGAATGAGATAGGCATTTCAATGGGTAGTAAACGATTCTTAGATGACTTCTTTAAAAACGGTGGTACATCCACATCAATATTAACCTATGAAGAAGGTCGTTTCGACGATGAAGAATTAGCAGCAATGAAACGTAACTTTGCAGATAGTCAGTTGAGTAACAATGGTGGCTTTATCGCACTGGATGACACAATGAAATTTGAACGTCTGCAAGTACCTACTGAAGTGTTGAACTTTTTAAATAGTTATAAGTTTAGTACACAACAGGTTGCTAAAGCTTTTGGACTGCCAATGAGTAAGTTGGGTATCGAAACAGTTAATACATCGCTTAAAGATTCCGGTATTGAGTATTACAGAAACACTTTATATCCAATCTTTTCAATGATGAACGCTGAAATCGAAGAAAAGTTATTTGTACAAGCACCATACGAAGTCACACTTGATTATGACGTATCACGATTAATTGATAGTGATCCACAAATTAAATTGGAACGTGTAACGCAATTGTTCCAAAAGAAAATAATTACGCTTAATGAAGCAAGAGCAGAGTTTGGTAAAGACCCAGTTGAAGGTGGTGATAAACCACTTGCTGACTTGAACAGTATTTACTTAGAAGATTTGGCAGCATATCAAAACAGTAAGGTTCAGAAGAATATCGATTCCCTACAAAAAGGGGGTGAACCGAGTGGCGAACAGTCAGATTGATACAGGACAACAAGAAATGGTTGTGGAAGGTTATGCAATTATATTTGATACATTGAGCGACGACTTAGGAGGGTTTAAAGAAATAATTAATCCGAATGCACTAAGCGAAGTAGATATATCAGATGTTAAGTGCTTAATCAATCATGATTTCAATCAAGTTGTAGGACGTACACAAGCCAAGACACTAGAACTCACACTAGACAGTAAAGGGTTGTACTTTAAATGTTACTTACCTAACACATCATACGCTAAAGATATTTACGAAAATATCAAAGCCGGTAACGTTAATCAGTGTAGTTTCTTTTTTACACTACCACCAAACGATGATACTGCTAGAACGTGGTCAAGAATAGATGGCGAGTATGTACAAACTATCAACAAAATTGATGAACTGATTGAAGTAAGTATTGTAACGATACCAGCATATCAAGAAACAACGGTTGCAGTTGGCCAAAGAGCTAAAGGGTTAGACAAATTTAAACAACTGGAAAAAATGAAAATTGAGTTTGAATTGGAAGGCTTACGAATTGATTCGTAGGCTATTTTTTATGCCAATTTTCAACAAATTAATAAGGAGGCAATACATTTATGGCTACTTTACAGGAACAAGCGAAGTCGATTAATGACTTAATTGACCAAGCACAAAAAGCCGTTAACAACGGTGATGTAGAAACTGCTCGTAAGTTAAAGGAAGAAATTCAACAAGCTAAAGATACTTATAACGAGCAAAAAGAGATTGTTGATTCTGTATCTGCTGAAGAAAAAATCAGTGGTGATTCAGAAGCACCGAAAGAAAAAACAGAAACAGAAGCAAAAAACGAAAAACCGGACGCTGAACCACCTACTGAAGATAAGCAAACAGAACAAGACAAAGAACCTAAAGCAGACGAGAAGGAAGCACCGGAAGAAAAACCGGAAAAACCAATTGAAGAAAAAACACCAGAAGAATTAGAAGAAGAAAAGAAAAAGAAACTAGGAGGCAAACGTTCTATGGCGAGAAAAATTTTAGGTAACCAAGACAAGTTTTCAGAAGAAACAGAAGCGTTTTTAAATTATGTTAAATCTAAAGGTGAGCAACGTGACAACGTTACATCTGTAGAAGCACAACCAATCATTCCGGAAGATATTAAATATCAACCAGAAGAATTACCAGAAACGTTCGTTGACTTAAAAAAATTCGTTAACGTTCAACCAGTAACAACAGCGTCTGGATCACATCCAATTTTAAATCCAGCACAAGAAACAATGGTAAGTGTGGAAGAATTAGCTAAAAACCCAGAGCTTGCTTCTCCTAAATTCACTGACATTGATTACAAAGTTAAAACCTATCGTGGTCAAATTCCGGTGTCACAAGAAGCACTTGACGATTCAGAAGCTAACTTAGCAAACATCATTGCAAAAAACAATGCACGCCAAGCAGTTAACACTACAAATAAATACATTGCTGATGTAATGAAATCATTTGCACCAGTTGATACTGCTAACTTAGATGACATCAAAGCTATTATCAATGTGGACATTGACCCAGCTTACAACCTTTCATTAGTTGTATCTCAATCGTTCTACCAAGCGTTAGATACATTGAAAGATAAAAACGGCCAATACCTATTAAAACAAGATATCACTAGCCCAACAGGTACAGTGTTATTCGGTCGTCCAGTATTCATTATCAAAGATGAATTATTTGGTGCTAAAGGTGATAAAAAGGCATTTATCGGTGATTTAAATTATGCAGTATTCTTTGCAGACCGTAAACAAGCGTCTGTTAAATGGGTAGAAAATGAAATCTATGGTCAAATCTTAGCAGCTTATATGCGTTTTGATGTTAAAAAAGGTGTAGAAGAAGCTGGTCGTTTCATTACTTACACTGGTACTGCTGGTGACTTAGGTACAGGTTCAGAACCGGTAGCATAATAGGAGGGAAATAGATGGCTAAATTCAAAGTGTTAAAACCTTACCACGATTTAGAATTAGATAAAAAACTAAAGAAAAATGACGAGGTAGAAATGACTGTCAAACGTTCAGAAGAAGTTGAAAAGACTTTAGCTGATAAAAAGTTTGATGGTCCTTTTTTAGAACGTACAGATAAGAAGTAGGTGATACATGTGTATGAACTTACTATAGAGAACATTAAAAATGCTATACGTGTAGACCATGATTTTGATGATAACGAAATACAACACTTATACTTGCCAGCTGCTAAACGGCAAGTTAAAGGTGCAGTAACCAATGACGAAGGCTTTTACACATCTAACGATGAAGTGAATAGCCTTTTTAATTTGGCTGTTATTAACCATGTAGCACATCACTATGAAAATCGTTCTACCACAACGCAATTTGAGAAAGTCGAAATCCCTCAATCATCACTTGCGTTAATTCAAGCGTTAAGGGGTGAGTATGCAAAATGGAAATCGGCAAATTCAAACACAGAATAAAAATTTATACAGTCGAGAATACGATTAATGATGAAGGTGGGTACGAAGAAAGGCCTACTACTATCGCTACTCCGTTTTGTGAAGTGTCAAAAACTACTATTAAAGAATTTAGAAACGAGGACTTAGACACAAGACGTGAAACGATAGTATTCATCATTCGTTATCGACAACAAGCAGATATACATTCGGGGTTATTTGTAGAGTTTAAAGGTAAGCAATATGAAATAAAAACTATTGAAACGGACTTCCAAGACATGGAACGCCAACAATTGAAATGTGAGGTGGTTGAATGACAAAGCGTGGAGATTCAGATAAAGACATTTCAGACAAACTCAATAAGTTGATATGGCAAAGCGAGAAACAAGCTAAAAAAGCAGTTACAAACGCATCTAAAACTTATGAAGGTATTTTGAAAATAAATACACCAGTATCTCATAAACAAACACACTCAGATCATGCGAGAGATGTAACTAAGATATCTAACTTCCAAAGGGATGAAACTTATCCTAAAAAAGAAGTTGGTTATCAAATGGGTAAATCTCGACAAGAGTCTGGTTGGTATATCCACTTCCCAGATGTTGGTACCAAAGTAAGAGGTACTGTCGGTCAACCACCACAACATTTTTTACGTAAATCTCACGAACAAGCTAAGGGTCCAATACTAGCAATTTATCGTCAGGCTATGGAAAAGGTATTCGACGTTGACTAGGCACCCTATCGTGCGTATGTGGGACGTATTACGTAAAGATGAACAGTTGGTATCAATGATGAATGAAGTCCGTAAAACAAGCTCTAAACAGCCTTTAATATACACATTTGAAATACCCGAATCTTATCAAAAAACTGAAGAAGCACCATTCATGCGCTTAACAGAAATCATGAATGGCAATGCATTAGAAAACGATGGTGGCAGTGGTCATTATCGTTATTTATTTGCCGTTGAAACCTTTGGTAAATCAATCAACGATGTTCATTCAATAAATGAGCGTGTGGTTGAAATTATCGAAAGTATCAACGGTATTTGTTTTGAAAGAGAACTTAGCAAGGATGAAGATTTCAAACTTTATAACCAAATGTTGAGTTTTAACATTATTTTAACTAAAAAGGAGCAATAAACTATGGCAGATAAAAAAGTAGCAATTACATGTGAAGGATTTATGGTTCGCAAACAAGAAGGCAACGGATTCACAGCAGGTGAATTAAAAGAAGTTAAAGGATTACAAGAAATCGAGCTTGAGTTAGAACAAGGTAACGAACCAGTATACGCTGACGGTGTAAAAAAATTATCTCTATTCAGTGGTATTACGGGTGCAACTTTAACAGCTAACTTAATGGAATTAACAAAAGAAGAACGTAACGAAATTTTAGGTGTTAAAAATGACAAAGGAATTGAAATGTACACATCTGACATGGTTCCTCCATATGTGTCTGCAACTTGGAAATATCGTTGTAATGATGGTTCATTCATCTATTACGGTTTAACACGTGGTAATTTCAACATTCCAGGAACAAGTGCATCTACAATGGAAGATTCACCAGAACAACAAGACCAAATTGAAATGGAAGGCTCATTCATGCAACGTGACGAAGATAAACTTGTATTCGCTCGTATCCACAGTGCAGACCCAGATTTCAATGAAGAAGATTTCTACAAAGCAATTCATGGTGAAGTGACGACTACACCAACTGAAGATGGCGAACCAGCAGCATAAATTAAATTAAGGCGACCTTAACGGGTCGTCTATTTTTGTATACAAAAATAACTTATAAGGAGTCTATATAAATATGGCTAAAGTAACTTTAAAAATTGATGGTAAGAACAAGCAATTTGTGAAAGATAAATTAAATTTAGGTGCAATGAAAGCTCAAGCAGAATTTGAAGAAAAATTGCAAGGTGGATTCAGTTTCATGAATGAAATGCAATTTTTATATCGTAAACACCGTAAAGTTTTAAACGAACAAGAGAAATTAGAGAGTAAATTAGCAGAAGTTGAAACGGACGAAGAACGTGAAGAATTATTCCAAAAAATCGAAGATATTGAAGCAACAGAAGAATATAAAGCGTTCGAATCAGAAGCAGATGAATTACGTGAGAGAGCAGAAAAAGAATCATCATTAGAATCATTCGAAGTGTACGACTCATTCGCTAGCTTACTTGTGAAAGTTTTCGATGAAAAATTCACTGTAGATCAAGTGTTTGATGGATTAGAAGTTGAAAACTCACTACCTGAAACTTATAGCAAAATCTTCGCTAGTAACGATACGGGAAAAGCAGACGAAAAAAGCGAGTACAACGAAGGCAAAACAGCCCGCGAAGTCGTAGAAGATATTTATGAAGTTTATCGTCACTTTATCGAGGATGCACAATACAAGCCTCATGAAGTTGACCAAATCGTTATGGAGGACTTCAACAAAATCTTCTCTACTAAGAAACGTAAGAAAAAAGCATCTAAAGTTGCTAAGTCTGGTGCATTAAGCCCAGAACAAATGATGGCGATGCTATAAAAAAAGGTGGTGAGAGAATGGCAGATTTTAATTTAAGTGCAGAGGTGTCGATGGATGTTGACCCACTGAAAGCATCCAAAACCACTATTGAACGTAACTTAAAAGCAATAAATAAATCTTTACGTAATCAACGTAAGGAATTCAAACAGAATGAAGTTAGTGCAGAAGCATTAGCTAAGCAAGAGACTGATTTAGGTCGTGCTGTTAAATTACAAGAAGGTTTATTAAAACAACGTAATAAGACTTTAAACGACATGCAACGACAAATGAAAGAAAGCAATAATGTAACTGATGAACAGAAGTTAAAGTTACAAAACGCTAGTCGAGCAGTACAACAAGCAGAGAATCAACTCAACAATTATGAAAATGAACTAAAGCAAACACAAACGCAACAAAAATTACTAGGTCGTACAACTGACCAAGTTAAAAATAGTTTAGGTCAATTACGTAACGAGGCAAAGTTGACTGAAATGCGATTTAAACAATCTGAGAAAAGTGTTAGTGGTTATAAAAACAGGCTGGCTGAATTAAGTCATACTATGCAAAAACAAAAAGCACATACTGATTTACTAAAAGGTAATTTAAGAGAATTAGAACGTGCTCAACAAGGTAATAGTCGAGAGGCTAAAGGATTACGCAACGATCTAATCAAAGAAGCTATAGCGTTTCAAGTATTACAAGGTCGTATTGATGAAACAACAGATGAGTTAAAAGCATACCAACGTCAACAAAGATTGATGGGTACTGCAACGAATGCATGGGAAGGCGCAAGAGATTCAATGGATCGTATCGCTACCACATTACGTAGTTTAGGTGAATTAACTCAAGGTGTTGTAGGTGGCGTAATGACCACACACTTCTCTGCACTCGTACCTATTATAGGGTCAGTAGTTAGTTTAGGGTCTGGATTAGGTGGCATGCTAACTGCAGCCGCTGGTGGTGCTATCGGTATGGGTGGTGCATTCGGTATTGCTGGTGTAGCAGTTAAAGCATTTGCAGGTCAAGCGACATACGCACTCAAAATGTTAGAAGATGGCCAATTAAGAGTAACTAAAGAAGTTACAGCCTATAAAGGTGCATTAGATGGACTCAAGACATCGTGGGAAGGTTTAATTGCGCAGAATCAAGCAGCTATATTTAATACTATGACAAATGGTATAAACACTGCTAAATATGCTTTAACCACACTCAACCCATTCCTTACTAAGACTGCAACCCAAATAGAAACTGCAAGTGGTAAGATGCTCAACTGGGCAAAAACTTCATCAGTTGCTAAACGTTCGTTTGATATTTTACACACACAAGGACCGAAGATATTCCAACATTTACTTAATGCAACACAAAGTTTTGTAAATGGTTCTGCAGCTTTATTTAATAAGCTAAGCCCATTATATGGTTGGGCTGCTAGAGGTTTTGCTGATATGGCTAAAAGTTTTGACGATTGGGCTAATTCAGTAGAAGGATCTAAAGCGATAAATGGTTTTATTGAATATACGAAAGCTAACTTACCTATTGTAGGTAACATATTTGGAAATATATTTAAAGGGATTATCAGTTTGTTCCAAGCGTTCAGTGGTCATTCTCACAACGTACTGTTAGGTATACAAGATGTGACTAAAGGGTTTGCAGAATGGTCAGAAGGATTGAAAAAGTCTGATGGTTTCCAACAATTTGTGCAATACCTAGAAACGAATGGTCCAAAAGTATGGTCGTTAATTAAAAACATTACTGGCACATTATGGGGATTAGTTAAAGGTATGGCACCTATAGGCGCAGTAGTATTAAGCGTGAGTAACGCTTTCTTCAAGTGGACAAACACAATGACTAATGCACACCCTATATTAGGCCAAATATTAGGTATTCTAACTGCCTTTGGTGGTGTAGCACTTTTAGCTGCAAAACCAATATTGCTATTACAAGGTGCTGTCAAAGGCGCTACTGGACAGACATTGTTGTTTGGTGAAGCTAGTTTGTTAGCTTCAGCTAAAACAAAAATTGCAGCTGCAGCAGTTGGTATATGGCGAGGCGTTGTGAGTGCTGCGCAATCTGTTGCGTTAGCATATATGTACGCAACTAAAGGCATGACATTAGCACAAATGGCACAAGCGGTTAAAGCTAAGGCGGCAGCAGTAGCTCAAGGCATTTGGAACGGCGTAATGACAATAGGTCGTTCAGTTGCAAACGGTTTTAGATTCGCAATCGCAGCGTTGACTACTTCACAAACATTAAATGCTATTAAAACTAAAATTGCAACCGCAGCAATGCTTGTGTGGACTACAGTTTCTAAAGGTGCAGCATTAGCAACCCGCGGATTAGGGTTAGCAATACGCTTCATGACTGGTCCAATAGGTATAGTAATAACCGTAATCGGTTTATTAGTTGCAGGCATTATGCACTTGTGGAAAACAAATGAAACGTTTAGAAATATAGTGATAGGAATTTGGAATTCCATTAAAAATGCGGCAGTAGCGAGTTTTGGATTTATCAAAGTTTTTGTGGTTGGTACGTTTAATTTTGTTAAAAATAATAGTATAAAAATTTGGCAATCCTTCAAAAATATTTTACTTACAATTATTCGAACTTGGGTTGCTGGAGTAAGAAATAATATCATGATTATTAGAACTGTAACTACTACAGTTTTTAATTTTATAAAATCTTGGTCAATAAAAATTTGGACTTCATTAAAGAATGGCGTGTTATCGATTATTCGTGGGTTGACGAATGGAACACGAAATTTGTTTAATATTTTGAAATCTGGAATCGTAAAAATAATCTCAACTTTAAGAAATTGGCTAATTACAGCGTGGACTTTCATTAAGAATAAAATAATCGGAATTGTAAAATCTTACGTTAATACAGTGCGCAATAATTTTAATTTTTTAAAGAATGGAATTGTTAAAATAATTTCTAATTTGCGCAGTTGGTTGATAACGGCGTGGAATTTTATAAAAAATAAAACGGTTTCAATTGTACGAAGTTTATGGTCTGGAATGAAAAATATTTTTAATTCCTTATCAAAAGGAACGAGGTCAATTTTTAATTCTGTCAAAAATTTCCTTGTCAATTTATGGCTATCTGTAAAAAATAGAGTGATAAATTTAGCCACTTCTTTATGGAACGGTATGAAGGCAAGGTGGAATTCTTTATCAAAGGGTACTCGAAATATTTATAATTCTATTAAGGATTTCTTGATAAATTTATGGCTGAAAACCAAAAATAAAGTGGTAGATTTTGCTAAAAATTTATTGAATGGTGTAAAAGACAAATGGAGTTCTTTGCTTTCTTCTACTAAAAAAATTATGAATTCTGTCGCTAATTTCACTTCTGATAAATGGCGGGGAATAAAGGATAAAACCATTGGATTTGCCACAACTTTAAAAGATAAAGTAACCGGAGCGTTTGCTAAAATGCGTGATACTTTGAAAGGTATTATTGATAAAATCAAAGGTTTTATTTCTGATATGGTTGATAAAGTCAAAGGTGGTCTGAACAAACTTATTGATGGTGTTAACTGGGTCGGTGGAAAACTTGGTATGGATAAGCTGCCTAAGATTAAGCTACACACTGGTACTGAACATACTAACACTACTACTAATGTGGTTAAGAATGGAAAAATTGCACGTGATACATTCGCAACTGTGGGAGATAAAGGTAAAGGTAATGGTCCTAATGGATTCAGACACGAAACAATACGTTATCCTAACGGTAAAATGGCAATTACACCTAACAAAGATACTACAACATTTTTACCACAAGGATCATCAGTAATGAATGGTGCACAAACACACGCAATGTTGAGTGCGAATAATCCTACTTTCTCTAAAGGTACTTTACCTAGATTCGCAAAAGGTACTTTAGCTAAGAAAAAACCTAAGAAAAATAAAAAAGGTGATAACGTATTCGGTGATGCATGGGATAGCACTAAAGCTGGTGCTAAAGTAGTTTCAGGTAAAGTAGTTGAAGGTGGAAAAGCAGTTGTAAACAAGTCACTTGAAGTAGCTGCAAAAGGTAAAAAATGGCTAGGCGATAAAGTCGGCGATGTTATGGACTGGATAGAAAAACCAGGTAAATTACTTGATAAAGTCTTAGAAGGATTTGGAATTAATTTAGATAGCTTTGGTATAACTAAAAGCGCTAGTTTACCTTTTGATATGATGAAAGGAATGTTTGGCAAGCTTAAAAAAGCCGCTACCGATACATTCAAAAACTGGATGGAAGAACAAGGTGGAGATGGTGGTTATATCGACTTATCTAAAGGTATCAACTTCCCATTCAGTCCAAACGGTAGAGCGCCAGGATATCCATTCCCTTATCCACACATGGGTGTTGACCTTAACTATGTATACGATAAGCTGTATTCTGTAGCTTCTGGTACAGCGACAGCCAAAACTACTGCTGGTGGTTTTGGCAAACATATGTGGATTAAAAAAGGTAATATGGATTATATTTATGGTCACATGAGCAAACATGCATTTAGCGGAAGTAAAAATGTTAAGCCTGGAGATTATTTAGGTGTATCTGGTAACACTGGTATGTCATCAGGACCACACTTACACTTTGAAGTAAGAAAAAACGGAACGCCAATCGACCCAATTAAGTGGTTAAAGCAAAACGATGGTGGTGGAGGTGGCAACGGTAAATGGAAATCTAAAGTTAAACAAGCTGCCAAAGCCACAGGTGTTAAATTATCCGGTTCAAAACTGAACGATATTCTTAAACTTATTCAAACTGAATCTGGTGGACGCGCAGGTGTTACTCAACAGATTCAAGACGAAAACTCTGGAGGTAATGAAGCACAAGGATTATTACAATATACACCGACAACATTTAGAGGTTACTCTGCTAAAGGTAAAAAGAATATCAAAAATGGTTACCATCAATTAATGGCATTCTTCAATAACTCGAATTGGTCAAGTGACTTAGCAGCATGGAAACGCAGAATGGCTAGAGGTTCGACAGGTTGGGGGCCAACTGGTAGCCGTAGAGGTTACGCAACTGGCACAAACAACGCTAGACGTGGATTACACCAAGTATTCGAAGAAGGTGGCGAAATCATGCAAATGCGTGGTGGTGAAACTGTTATTCCTAATGACGTTTCTATTCAAGCGTTTAAACAGATTGCCACAAGCGACATATTTAGCCGTACTCAATCTGCTGTGTATGATGCTATTAGCCAATACGCAGATCAGTTGAGAGAAAAACAACAAATGGCTACACGAGAACAAATGGAATTACAACGATTAAATAGAGAGAATACAGACATCAAAGAACAAAACGGACTACTTAAACAATTGCTAGGTAAAATGGATGCGTTGTTAAACTCTAACATGAACATTGAACAATCTAATCAACAAATCAGAGATAAACAATATTTCCCTAGTAGTCGCGAAATGACGAAAATGAACAATGAAAATTTAGCATTAAATGCAGCAACACAATTAATGAGATAAAGGGGGAAAATACAGTTGACCTTTACATTGTATGACCCAAATATGAACAAAGTAGATTATCCGGTGGGCGTTCGCCCGCTGGATTTACTTGTTTCATCTATAGAAAAGGAACGTAAAGAACAGCAAATAGACGGTGTGCCAGGTGTCGTAGATTACGGATATAACTACAAAGGTAGAGAAGTCAAAATGAACTTCATGACTGAACATTATCACGGTACATTTGACCACAGATTACAACGTGATGAAATATACAACTTGTTTGATGAATATCCATTTTTATATGTAAGTGATGATACAGTACCTTCAAGAATGTTAAAAATAACAGTCGATGGATCTTTCACACCAGAACGTTATGGCTATTGGTATTCAACATTTGAAGTCGACGCACGTATTACAGGTTTACCTTTTTGGCGTACGAAGTATACAACGCAAGAGATTGAAAGTAGTGGTTATAGTGCAATTGTAGAGAAATATGGTTTGGCTGATGGAATTCATCTTGACCATTCAAAATATAGGTTCGATAAAAAAGAATTCACAGTTTGGAACGGTGGTAATGTAACTATCGACCCTAGAAATATGGATTTGAAGATAAGAATAGCATATGGAACCAGTAATGGAACTGTAAGAGTTGATAATTTAACGACTGGTGAATTCATTACTTTTTCAAGACCCGTTGTTAATGATCACTTAGACTTTTTCGGAACAAAAGTATTACTTGGCGCAACTAATAGGTTACGTGATAGTAATAGGAAGTTCATTTCATTAGTACCGGGAGAAAATAAAATTAAAATTTCAAACATTGATTTTAGATTTTGTACATTTGATTTCCCATACTATTACAAATAAGAGAGGAAGAAAATTCATGAAGTTAAAAAGAGCAGATGCGTTTTGGGATAGAAGTAATTTAAACAATGTTAATTACAACTTTGATTCTATTGAAAAAATATTATCCTCATTACAAAATGCAACTTTAAATTTATTAAATGACGGGAAACTAACAGATGCGCAGTTTCAAGATTTACAAATAGCTTTAAACGAATTGGTTAAAAAAGGTGATGTATCAGTAAATGATATTAACACCAATTTAGGGAAGATAGGATTGTCACATTTATCGGAAGAAGTTATTAGTGCTATAACAGGAAGAAGCTAATGTGAATTTGATTCCAGAAGATGGTTCAGTGACACTAATAAGTGGCGGACAAGCAATAGAACCTAATAAACTAATTTCTTTTTCAATCAAAAACTTATTCGATAACACTAAAGTGACAGCAAATAAAAAAGCTAATGGTTCCACAGGAGAAATAGAAACAAAAAGTGGTTGGTATGTAAGTTCGATGATTCCGGTTAAAGTAGGTCAAACATATTCTAAGAATAAACCGGCAGAGATAGTTTGCTACAACAATAATTCGCAATACGTTACTAGTTATGGAAATAGTACCGACAGCATTAAAATACCTAACAATGTAGCATATATAAGATTAAATATACTATTCGAAAATTATATAGATTTTCAATTGGAAGCAAACACAGTTTCTACTTCTTATGAAAAGTTTGGAGTTTTCTCTAACGATATACGAGTTAGTTCTACCAATTTTGAAAATGACAGTATTGTGGGAGAAAAATTATCGGACGGTTCTATCGATAAAACAAAAACGGACTTCATTCAAGAATCTAATAATCTATTTAATTTAGAAAATATAGAGTACGATATATTGTTAGGGTTGGATGGTTCAATGAATTCCAGCATTAATTATGTAACGAGTGATTATATCCAAGTTGATGAAGGTGAAACCTATGTTACTAATGAAAAGTATTTTGGTTATATAATTTATGATAAAAACAAACATTTGATTACCGGACGAGGTCAAGATATAACAGGTGTTAATGTACCAAGTGGCGGGTATTATATTCGATTAAGTATTTTGAATAAATGGTTACCAAATTTTAAATTCTACAATCAAAAACACAATGCTGTTGGTTCTTATAGTATAGATTTCAAAAATAAGCCGACAATAACGGAAACTTTTAATGAAAAGAATAGATTTAATAAGGGAAGTTACGATAAAAACATCAAAGAGCGTGATTTTGAAGTTGTAGAAATATTCAAAAATGCAAGTGATTTCAAAGCGCCGACTGGTCGATTGATTGATTCATTTGAACGAACGTACAAGGATAATGTCAAATCATTCCGTATGAATACATTAGGGAATACAACTTCGGAAATGCAAATAGTACCGGTTAATAATATACCTTTGAAAGGAATACAAGAATTTAATTTAATAGTTTATATAGAAGACGTATCAAAATTAACTCAAGTACAACTTATTGCGAATAAAGAAGGTGGGGGATCATGGACTAGAACTGTCAAAGAATTAAAAAACGGTTGGAACTTCCTAAGATACTATTCGCAAGAGGGGGATTTGAGCAATTGGACTAACGCTATTTTATTCAGAATTGTAGTTTACGGGATTACTGGACAACCTACTGAGTTGACAATATGCGATTTAAAAGCAATACGCCCAGATAAAGGTAAAATAATAATGGTCAATGACCACGGGTATAGTAATTACAAGAATATAGCACATACTAAATTAAAAGCTTTAGGTGTTCCAACAACATTCGCACTTAATCCCGGTAGATTAGGCGTACCAATTCCCGGCGCTTCTAGTATATTGTCACAAGAAGAAATCGATGAATTAGCGGTCGACCCTTATGCAGAGTTCAGTTATCATGCTTGGGACCCAACGCAAAAAGCATCTAAAGACATGACAGCTGAAGAATTGAAAATAGAAATGGCAAAATGTACACATTATCTTAAAAAGAATGCTCTGTATCCAGACTACTTCTGGCGTGCCGCTTTTGTTCAGAACTTAGCACCTAACCATGATGCTCTAAATGAACACATGGAATCTTATGCTTGTTATGATGAAAGCAGTCAATTCGATGCTTTTCCATTCAAATCCTCGTATGGTATTAATAGAAAACAAATACACAATATACCTAACGCAAGTGTTGATACATTCTTTGATATTTTAGAAAAAACACATTGTCTAGTTGTTTTTTATACTCACGATATATCAGATGATGGTGGTATTCATATGACAAATGCAGAGCTGGATTATTTTGTAAATCATGTAAAAAATGGTATTGATAACAATTGGTTAGAAGGCACAACCTACGCAAGATTAAGACACAGATATAAACCGGATTATGGTAAAAAAGGTGAGTTTGACTTTTACGAGAATATATAAAAAAAGAGGGCTAAATGCCCTCTTTCTTATTGTTAAATATTCTACTCAACCCGATAGCAATGATTAACCATTGCAACATACCGATAGAAAGTTGGTTTTGGAAAAGTGTGATTTCGAAGTTTTGATGTACGAGAATTGCAATCATATAAGCGCCGGATAATCTAACAAAGAAGTCATCTTTGACAGATGTTAATCTCATCCAAATAGTAAATAAAATGATAATTAAAACAGAGAAACCAACATAGCCGATTTGCATTAACGTATTCAAATATAAATTATGTGCTGACTTATCATATCCTATCAAATCTGTAGCGACAGTATTCATACCGTAACCAAAATAAGGTTGTTGTTCTACCATAGCAGTTAAAGGAATCCAAATATCATTTCTACCAGACATAATACTTTTTCCAGTATGAGTTAACATCCAATTTTCTAACGGAATGTAAAATCTATACTCTGGTAAATGTGGATAAATAAATATAAATGATAGAAACGCAGTGATTAATAAACCAAAAAATAGGATTCTTACAAATTTTGATATAGTAATAAGTTTCCATAAGACGAACACAACGATGGCAGCTAAAACACTTATTAATATTGATCTTGAATCACTCGCCAACATTAAAACGAATGATACTAACAATAGGAAATAATAAACAATTTTAATCCTAGAAAATTTAGCACCTATTATTAAAAAGAACGATGTATAAAACATGTAAGGGCCAACTAAATTTGGGTTCGGATAGAAACTAGAGAACATTCTAGGGAACCCAGATATTATCCATAAACAAAAATGTATAAGGATAAAAGTTACAGTTGCTATATTCAATATTTTAATTTTCGAGTAGTCTAAGTTTAAAAAAGATATGTATATCAAAAAACCGACGCACATGATTAATTGCAGTATGTTCATAACATCACCGAAATCTTTATCTCTCAACATCGGATAAACACAAACAAAGATAAGTAGTGATAAAAGAATTATTATGAAAAATTGCGTTTTATATATTTTACCTCCGTTTAGCAACATGAAAAATATACCAATATTTGTAAAAACAAGTACGAAACCTAAGGCTAATAATCCAACATTAGAAAGCGAGGAATCTAATGCATTTATTGACCCTATTAGAATCAATGAGTATAAAACAAAAAGAACTAAAGATACAACTTTTATTGTACCTGGTTTATTTTGAGAAGAATATTCCATTGCGTCCCCCTTAAATTAAAGTCATTAAATTTTATTATAACAAATATTTTAAAAATAATCAGAAGAATTTGAAAGGAGAGTGAATAAATGTTTATTCGTGACTTACAAGACAATGAATACTTCTTACAAGGTGTCATCAAGCACGATCAAGAGTTAAACGGTGATGAACGTATTGATATAGATATAGAATACACCGATATGAACAGTGAATTTCTTGATAAACAAGACGATTTAAAAATGTGGATTATCTTATTCGAAGGAAAAGAGTACCGTATCATATCTAGTAAGCAAACTGGTTTCGGTAATAAATATCAAATTAGCGTCACAGCTGTTCTGTACATGCTTGATTGGTTGAACACAAGCCGTATATATCAACGCATAGATGAAAGTTTAACGGTTACAGAAGCTTTTAACATTGTCTTTAATGACACGCCATTTACCTATTCCACAGTAGAATCTGCACCGAGTAATAGGTTCGAGGGTATCGGTGAAGGTGAAACACGACTTGAAATATTCAAAACGTTTATCGACCGATTCGGTTATGAATTTAACATCGTTGGCAATGTGGTTTATCTACAAAATAGACTAGGTAATGACGCTAACTTTGAATATCGTTATAAAGTGAACACACAAGACATCACAAAAGAAGTAGACGCATCTGAAATGTGGACACATGCTAAAGGCTATGGAAATTATTCAGATGATGACGAAAATACAGATGTAATTGATAAAGCTAAATTAAAACGTGAATATACATCACCACTTGCAGATATTATAGGTATAAGAGAAGCACCACCTATTCGAGATGGTCGTGTGACTAAACAAGCGACAATGGACGCTAACCTTAAAAAGATAGTTGATGAAAGTGTTCAAATTTCATTCACTGCTGATATATATGATATGTCACAACAAGGTTATAACTACCAACACGCTGTTATAGGTGATAGAGTTTTCCTAGTCGATGAACGTATCGGATTAGATACTGAAATACGTGTTGTTAAGATATCAAAATCTGTTAATGATTTAGAACAAATACTAGACATGGAAATCACATTCGGTACAGGTAACATGGCAGACGCATACGGTAGTAATTTATCCACTGCTGCCAAAGATATAGCAGACTTGATACAAGGACGGAAATCACTACCATTTCAAGCGCTAGACATCATTAGTAAATCAATGGTAACTAAGATACAAAATACTACCAGTGAAATTATATATGATACAAACGGTCAACACTTCATGGATAAGAAGAATAATAACAACATCATGACTATGAACAGTAGTGGTTTGTTACTCTCTACTGATGGTGGTGCGACTGCTAAAACTGCAATAACTGCAGAGGGTATAGTGGCAGATACGATTACTACTGGGACGTTGAATGCTAACTTAATTAGTGTTCGTGGTGGTAATTCTAGAGAGTTTACTGAAATAACCAATAATAGAATAACTCAACGTGGACAATATAACCGTAGATGGTTAGGACAATCATACGATTATGATGTAACCACAACTATGTCACGTGGCTATATAAGATTCGGGGATGAAAACAGAAATAGAGCAATAAACTTTAGTGCATTTGGTTTATCTACTTTCCTAGATGGAGATGGCGAATGGGCAGATGCACCAGGATCTAGTGGCTCTATATATTGGTGGGATGGAACTTATTCTCCATCCAATGCAAACGGTATTACCATGAGTAGTAATGGTGGCGTAGTTGCTTTATACAGTGATAACAACCGAATCATGTTAGACGCTGGCGCATCGGTAAACTTAGAAAGTAGAAAAGGACCAGTTTATGTAAGACCTTATACAGAAGGATTTACGGCAGACCATACATTTGATTTTACTTTAAGTCAAAGTGGTGCGACAGACGGTTATTTAATGTATGGGGTAAATAAATCAGATGGGGATGTTTACAATTCTGGATTGCGTTTTAATAAAAATTCAGCACGCGTTGAGGTGGTAGATAAAGACTTTTCTACTGGCGGTAATACTACAATAGAAGCTGGTATTGGTTCATTTAATAAAGTTGATAGACGTAGTGGTAATGATTACCTATACATTGTAGGTGATTATTATATGAAAGTTGGTAATGATGCAAGTAGACGTGTTGCGTCTGACGCTATTTATAGACGTACCTATTCAGGTGGCGCAAACATGGTAATCACAGAAGAAGGTACATTGGGACGTTCTACCTCTGCAAGTAAATATAAGTTATCTATTGAAAATCAATATACTGAACCAAGCGATCAATTAGAACATTCTAAGAACATTTTAAACTTAGAGGTTAAATCATGGTTCGATAAAGCAGAATCTGAAATAGCATCAAAAGAATGTGAAGAAGGATGTCGTATAAGTGACGATGCTTTCAAACTCAAACGCCATGTAGGTTTAATTGCCGAAGATGTTGAGAATGTCGGACTAAGCGAATATGTGGATTACAACACAGAAGGTGGCGTTGAGTCTATTCAGTACGACAGACTTTGGGTTCACTTAATACCTATCATAAAAGAACAACAAAAACGACTGGAGGAATTGGAAAATGGAACAAAATAATGTAGACGATAAAGACATTAAATTGGCAATACAACAAAATGAAATAGCACGTTTAAACGATGTAAACATTAACTTACAGGTGCAAATTGAAAAGTTATACAGAGAATTACAAGAATACAAAGAGTCGCAACCCGAATAGGTTGTGGCTTTTTATTTAAAAGGAAGTAGGTGGAATGTTGATTGACGAACTCACTAATGAAGAATTGCAAGATCCATCCAAATTAAGATTAGTTATAAAACAGTTAAAGCGGAATATTTCCACATTGAAGGAGGAATTAGAAGCTTTGGATGGTGTCATTACGAATGATGAAAAAGGATTGAAGGTAACAGTGAGAGATTTAATTAGAGATGTAGAAACATTGAACAATAAATTGGATGCTATCGTAGATGCTCAACAAGACACTCGAAAGACAATCAAAAACTCGTTTATATCAGGTGGTATTGGCGTGATTGTTTCTGGTGTAATTGGTTTTGTTTTAAAGCAATTAGGTATGATGTGAGGTGATATAAATGTTTAGAAGAATAAGTACGATTGAATTAGTTGTATTAGGCTATTTAATATATTTCGCAGTAACTCTTTTCTTTTCACCTACACTTTTCGAAAGTGAACAATCCGATTTATACAAAGCGTTGATACAACTCATACCTTCACAAAGTGCATGGGTTACAACGAGCTCAATTATTGCATTGGTTTATATTGCTTCTATGTTTGTGAAACATCATTTTGCAGCTATGATTGTTAACACAATCGGAGGAGCATTTTCTATGATGTTATGTATAACTTATATGTTTGTATATCCCAACTTAGGTACAGGTATATTTCTGTTTGTGAGCTTAGGATGTTTCTATCAAGTTTTTAAGGAGAGTAATAGATATGAACATGAAAAAGCAGAGGTTATGAGGAAAGAAATTAATTCAAAAGGAAAATTAAATGATTACGAGGATAAATAAGTCGGCACATTTCGTGTCGGCTTTTTATTATGGAGGTAATGAAATGAAGATAAATTGGAAAGTACGTTTTAAGAAAAAATCATTTTGGGTGGCTATCGTTTCGGCGATAGTCCTTTTTGTTAACAATATAACGCAAGCATTAGGATTAAACTATACAGAACAACTGGAACAATTTAGCGATGGTATTAATGGATTATTAGCTGTATTAGTCACATTCGGAGTAATAAACGACCCTACTACTAAAGGGATGAAAGACAGTGGTATTGCACAAACTTATTCAAAACCGCGCGATGAAAATGTTGATCCAGTTGAGTATCAGAAAGTGGTTAGTGATGAAAAAGTTACACCAGAACGAAAAGAATTAACACCTACAGAATTTGACACATCTGAACCATTTACTGATGATACCGACGAAGTAGAATTTGATGTTGCAGATTATGAATATGATGAAGAATTGAAACGTGGCGCTAGTCGTTACCACGATGATGAAGTGTTAAAGGAGAGTGAAGAAAATGGTCGCTAAATTAACACAAAAAGAAGCAGTTGCTTATGTTAAATCACAAGAAGGTAAAGGTTGGGATTTTGATAAAGTTTACGGCTACCAGTGCTTTGACAGTGTCAATTATTATTGGTATAAATTATTCGGTCACGGTTTAAAAGGTGCAGGTGCTGCAGACATACCGAATGTAAACGACTTTACCAATGAAGCTAAAGTTTATCAAAACACACCCTCGTTTTTAGCCAAACCTGGTGACGTTGTCGTTTGGAACCGTAACTATGGCGGAGGTTATGGACATGTAGCAGTTGTTATTTCTGCTACATTAAACAGCTTTGTTGTAATCGAGCAGAATTGGTTGGGCGGTGGATTGAATAAGACTGAAGTAGCTACTAAAAGAACAAAAAGTTACGACAATCCTATGTGGTTTATTCGTCCACACTACAAATCAGAGAGTGCAAAATCAGTTTCTGCACAATCTGCTACTAAAACTGCTACTAAGAAGAAAACAACGGCTAAAAAGAAAATGAAGAAATTAAGTTATATTCGTGATGAAGTGAAAGGTTATCGTTTACCTAATCGCGGATATAAACCTACCTCAATAACTTTACACAACGACGCAGGAAGTGTTGGCGCTACAGCAGAAGCATACCATCGCGGTTTAGTAAATGCACCATTATCACGTTTAGAGGCTGGTGTAGCTCATTCATATATAAGTGGGAACACAGTATACCAAGCGCTGCCAGAAAGCCGTATAGCGTGGCATACAGCCAATCAGAACGGTAACAAAAACTCATATGGCATAGAGATATGTCAATCTATTGGTGCAAGTGATAAAGTGTTCTTAGCTAATGAGCAAGCAGCGTTTCAAGAAGCAGCAAGATTATTAAATAAGTGGGGGTTGAAAGCTAATAGAAATACAATTCGTTTGCATATGGAATTCTCACAAACTAGCTGTCCACACAGATCAATGAAACTGCATACCGGTTTCGATCCAGTGACACAAGGTGTACCTTCGCAAGCAATTAAACTCAAACTTAAAGACTACTTCATTAAGCAAATTAGAGCTTACCAAGCAGGCAAAGTACCGACAGCTACTGTATCTAATAAAACAAGTTCTGCAAGTAATACTAAATCAACTGTAGCTGGTGCATGGAAACGTAACAGTTATGGTACATGGTATATGAGTGAGAAAGCACGTTTCACTAACGGTAGCCAATCAATTATGGTTAGAACAACTGGACCATTCAGAAGTTGTCCATATGCTTATGATTTCCAACCTGGTGGCTGGTGTGATTATGATGAAGTGATGTTGCAAGATGCCCATGTATGGATTGGATATGATTGGAAGGGCAAACGTTACTACTTGCCTATTCGCACATGGAACGGGTCAAATCCTCCTAATCATTCGGTGGGAAGTTTATGGGGAACAATTTCATGAAGTGTGGTATAATGTAGATACCACGTGATCATATTAAGGGTAGGCACTTATGTGCTTGCCCTATTTTTTTATGGTATAATTTATTTACATGTATAAGCCCTTTCCCGAATAGTTTTATATCCGCCGCCCACACATGTCACTGGGTGGTTATTTTTTTATAAAGAGTGTTTATAAAATTTACAAAAGTTATCCAAATTGGAAAAGAAATTTAGCTAAATTATTTACAAAAGATAATAAAAGTAATATAGTTATTTATGAAGAAAGTATCTCGTCTGTTCTTTCTTCCTAACTCATTAGCTCTTGTAGTTAGTTCGTCAAGTAACTATTAAATTAGTTATATACAATTAGGAGTGAATTGTATAGCCTGGCAGAGGCCATATATCTGACTGTTGGTCCCGCAGGAGACTTCTTCCTCGCCATCACTCTCATACATAATCCCTACTTACATTAATGTTTGTAGGGATATTTTTAAGGGGTGTACTTGGTGGAGGAATCAACATATTTAAAAATAAATAGTGAAAATGATGTTGATTTACAAAACATCCTAAATGATTTTATTAATTGTTTTTGCAATGGTTATGTAGAAATTAAAACTAAATATAAAATACTTCCTATCTTTAAAATATCTTTCCACAAAAACAATTTACCACATTTATTAGGTTTACATTACACAAACGAAAATGTGAATGCTAAAAAAATTGTTGGAAGGATTGCGGAAGGGAAAATAACGCATAATTCTATAAAACGCCATCACGATTACGATAATATTAAAGATCGCCTTATTAATTATAATTTTTTACATAAATGTTTTATTGATAGAAAAATAAGGTTATGTGTTATAGTTCCAAAAAACTCAATAAATCCACAAAACATTGATGTGGCTTTTATAGATGATAAAAACAGTGAAGTAATGATACTTGGTTTGAAAAAAGGTTATAATAATGATTTTTATAGCCCAGCAACCATGTATATTTTAGGTAAAAATAGTTCTTATCGTAGTATGAGAAGGACTCATATCGTTAGCATAGAATGGAAAGATAATTAACACTCACCAACTGGTGGGTGCTTTTTTTATGCCTATTTACATGTAAGTTACATCTTTACATGTACGAACAAGTGTTCTATTATGTTCATGAGGTGATTATATGATTCCAAATTTAGATTGGAATAAAAACTTTCAAGAATTTCAAGAAATATTAAATTCTGGTATTAATCCAGAGTGGTTGTACAATGCCAAAGCGAATATGATTTTAAATCCTGCATACACAGGAGAAGGTAAACAATTTTTCTTCACAAAAGATATTATAAAAGCTAGTAAAACGATTCCGTTTTTTTGAGGTGATTATATGAAACCAATCAATCCAGATGTACCAGATGAATACAAATACGAAACTGATTACCGTAATATACCTAGAGAGTATCTTAATCCACGTATACCAGAAGGTAGAGGCATCGTTAAGTGGCAAGCCTTTAAGACGCTGCCTGAGCAATACGAGCAACTAGAACAATACATACAAGACCAAAATAAAATTGAAAAACCGATATTAGACGACGATCAGTTGAATGAATTAAATAACACATTAATTTTCAAAATGTACAACGACCCATCTATTGAATTGCGTTACTTCGAAAATGGATATATTAAAACGAAAGTAGGTTACATTCATAAAGTAGATGTGTATACTAAAACACTGCACATGTATGAAGATACTGGAATTAGTATATTGAATTTAAAAGACATATTGGAGATAAAATAAACCCACCTTAATTGGTGGGTCGGTTTATCGGTGACATTTGATTACGTAGTGGCAAGCAATCCGTCAGCTAGAGAGTCTAACCATGACAATTTTTATCTACGCCAACGGTATGCCAACGAAATGGCATAAACACTGGATGTTGTGGGGTTTATAAACTGCCCTCACTCTCCGTTTTTTACATAATTTGAGCTTTCTTGAGACACCATAATCCTTGATATAATAGGGTTTCGGTGTTTTTGTTTTACATAGACTTTCATAAAACATGTCATTCACATGTCAAAATGACGTAAAAAAATAATAATACCGTGTCAAAATTAAGGTTTCGTTGACATGAAAACTTTGTATCACATGTGGCGCAAGGCTTCTAGCGTCTTTGTTTCTTCTTGCTTTTGACTTTCTTCTAATAAATGGCTATATGTCGATAGGGTAGTAGTTATATCTGCATGTCCTAATCTTTTTGAAATATAATATATTGATATACCTTCGTGAATTAACATTGAACAGTGTGTATGACGTATGGAGTGCAATGTATAATTACCTATCCTATTATTTAAACAGAAACGTTGTAACACTTTAGAAACTGCATTATGTGTAATTAACGATGCCCCAGTTCTAAATATATCTCCATCTAAATTAATAGGGAAGTGGTTTAATACTTGCCGAACATGTTTAATATCTTCACGCGATATTTTAATGATACGATCTGAAGTAACGTTTTTAGTGCCTCTAATATGAACAGTTTCATTTTCTAAATCGAAATCTTTATATCTCATTTTTTGAATCTCACTAAATCTGGCGCCAGTTACAATTGCTAAATATATAAAGAGGTAAGATAATTTATTTTGACTCTTTGCATATTCTTTTAATTTATAAAAATATTCTAGTTGCATAAACTTATCTTCCTCTGGTTGCTCTTTAACTGCACCTTTTATATTAACCTTATAAGTAGGGTCTTTATATATGATTCCTTCGTGTAAAGCGTCTTGTATTGCTGAACGTAAACAGTAATTTAATTTTCTAACAGATTCTGTAGTTCGTGTACTTGCATATGAGTTAATTAATTCTTGATATTTCGTTTTAGTTAAATCTTTTAATGCTAAGTTACCAAAGTGTTCTTCAAAAACATTCTTTGCATTATAGTATGTTTTCACTGATTTAGGTGTTAGATAGGGTTCTTTGTGAATTTCTATCCATGAAATAAAGTATTTCACAAACGGTGTTTTATCATCTTGGGCAAATCCTTTATTAGCTTTTTCGAAAGCGTCATTCATTGCTATAGTTGCGTCTATTTTCTTCGTAAAGCCCGATTTTCTATAACGTTTACCGTTTAAAACGAAATCGTAGCGCCATTTATTTCCTTGCTTCTTGACTGTCATTGTCATTCCTCCTAAAAAAGATAAAAATATATAGGGCATTGTGAACTCTCCTAAAGATAAAATATATAGGGCATTGTGAAATGCCCGTGGAATTATTGTGGTTCTGGATTTCCATTTTCATCAGTTGCTACAGCATCTTCTCTTGGTAAGCCATCAGGTCCTAATTGGTCATTTGAATACGAATACTCTGATGTAGGAGTAACTCCATAATGTTTACCATTAGGTGCAGGTGGTAAATCTTTACCCGTTTTTCCTTCAAATTGCTCATAATACTCTGGGTCACTTTCTCTTAAAAATGCTTGTTGTTCTTCAGCAGCTCCAGCATCATTACCACCTTGTATTTCTTGCGATGTTTGTTCTTCAACTACTGGTGCTTGCTCTTGTGACTGAACCGGTTGTTGTTCTTGAGTTTGTCCTTGCTGAATTTGTGGTTGTTCTTGAGTCGGATTTTGCTCTTGGGTAGGTTGTTCGGCAGTATATTGTTGTTCTTGTGATTGAACGTTTTGTTGTGTATTTTGTTCTTGCTGCTCAATTTCTTGTGATTGATTATTTTGTTCTTCTGTATTTACATTTTCATTCTCAGCGACTTGTTCATTGTCCTTTTTGTCTGATTTAGATTTATCATCATCTGATTTTTTATTATCATTAGACTTCTTATCATCTTTCTTACTATCTTTACTAGATGACTTAGTTTCCTTCTTATCATCTAATCGACTTTCTTCTTCTTTCCCGCATGCCACTAATACTAAAAAACTGGATAATAACAAAAATAATACCTTTTTCATTTCACATTCTCCTTAATAATAAATTTTATATAAAAGCGCCACTAAGGACGCTATTATTCAAATATTTGGTAATTATAAATGACTTTACCTATCACTTCGATTTCATCTAAAGAATTTAAATCAAAAGAATTTGTTTTAAACTCGTCCGAATAACTCGCTGGATCTAAATGTAATTTTGTTTCGGTACGCCTTACACGTTTTACTGTGTATTCACCACCAAGACGCAAAACAAGAATATCATTACTATTCAATTTATAATCTTGGTTCACCCTGTAATCATGTACAATTATGTAAGAACCATTAGAAAGTACCTTGTTCATGCTATCACCATTGACTTGTAAGGCTATACATTCGCTAGGTTTGCGACCATTGTATACAGAAGAAGGGGTTTTTATACTTTCATTCTCAATAGTCACTTCTTCAAAATTTCCTGCAGAAACTTTTCCGTAATAAGGTATTTCAATTTCTGAATCGAATTCTGGTAAGTTAGATTCTTCAATTTCTCCTAAAAGGTACCCTTTAGAAACATTGAATAGATTAGCGATTTTTTCAATCATTCCCATTCTAGGTTCATTTTTACCGTTTTCCCACATTCTTATTGTACCTTCGGAAACATCAAGTTTTTTCGCCATTTCTACTTTGGACAATCTATTATTCAATCGAATTTCTTTAATAGTATTTTTGAAAGCCATTTCGTTCACCTTCCTTATATATAATGTTTTTACACTTATCATTATACTATGAAAAATCGTAATTGCAATATCTAAAATACGTTTATTCTAAAAATAAATACGAAAAATCTAAATCTTTTTATTAAAAACACTTGAAATCGTATTTAATATTCGATATACTCTAATCAGAGCTTAAGAAAAGGAGGCACAAAAATGATGGATACGAAAACGGGTCTAACTTTAAAAGAGTGGAGATCTAGAAAGAATTATACTCAACCAGAATTAGCAAAAAAGATTGGTATTTCACCATCAACGTATAATATCTGGGAGAATAATCCAGATGCTATTAAACCTAAAGACGCTTTTAAAATAGCTAAAACTTTAGAAGTCTCATTCGATGAGATTATTTTTTTAAAAGATGAATCGTATTTTAAATACGTTTTAGTTGATGGTAATCGAATAAATTAAGGAGGAAAATTAATTGAATGAATTACAACTAAGCGATGACTTACCGATTATCGAATCAGAATTGAAAGCATTAAAGAAATGAATGGTTATAGCATTTATGAAATTGGTCGTCGTTTAAAACATGTAAAGGAAAACGATTTAGTTCACGGTCAATGGACAGAATGGCTAGAAAAAGTTGATGTTCATCCTAGAGAAGCACAAAGATTTATAAAAATTGTTTCTGACCCACAGTTAAAAACGACCACGTGGTCGCATTTGGGGAGCAGAGCTTTATACGAAATTACCGGGGTTCCAGTCGAAGAAAGAGAAAAGAAACATATAACCGAAAAAGGCGAAGAAAAAAGTGTTGATGAAATGACTATTAAAGAAATACAAGATTTAAAACGCCAACTCAAACAACGTGACGAAGAAAAATCCCAACTCGAATCACAACTTGAACAAGCACAACGTTCTGAATCAATCGCACGTAAGCAACTTGAGGATGCAGAAGATAAAGAGCCAGAAGTAGTCGAACGATACATGGAACCAGATGATTACGAAACAGCGAAGGAACAAGCGAAGAAATTGAGTCGAGAGAAAAAGGAACTCGAACAAAAAGTAAAATTTTACGAATCGCAACGTCATAAGGAGGAGCCAGTGGTTGAAAAACAAGAGGCAAAACAAGATAAACCTATCGACGCAAGAGAACAAATCAATAGAGACTCAAGAGCAGTAGAGCCTGAAGTTAGACGCATGATGCAATATGAAACTTCGGCAAACGCATTAGTAAGTGCATTAGAAGAAATTATCGATATACACGATAGAGAAATAGATGATTTCGAAGTTTTCGATAAAGTCTTATCAACTTTAAATTACAAATCATTAAAACAAGCACAAGAAAAAATAAATCACTTTATAAAAGTAGGAGGATATTAATTATGAAATTAAGAAATTTAAACGTAAACGAATTACAAACAGATATGAGTTATCAGTCACCAGTAAAAGAGGTGCAAGTCAAGCGTATTGTGAATAACTTTGACGAGGCTTCAATTGACTCAATCGTAGTTAACAGACGAGATAACGGCTACTACTACATCATTGATGGTCAACATAGAGTACAAGCATTAAAAGAACTAGGAATTGGAACAGTACCTGCTAAGGTTCACGAAGGATTAACTGTTACAGAAGAAGCTAAACTTTATAAAAACATCAACACTAGACCTACTAAATCTCCAAACTCAATGGCAAAAGCAAGTTTGAAACAAGGGGATGAAAATGCAGAACTAATTTTGTTCAGCGTATTAGAGGCTGGTTTAGACATCGATTACGACAATAACAATCCAACACAAAATTATATAACTGCTTATCGTTCACTAGAACGTGTGTACAACAAATATGGTAGTCGTGGTTTGACTGAAACACTAACTTTCATTAAAGACTCATTCGGTGTAGAGAGAACATTCTTCCAAGGATACATTATGGAAGGTTTTGCTAAGTTTCTAGCAACTTACTACGACGTTCTAAAAAAGGATAACTTACTGAAGAGATTACAACAAAAAGGTTTCGACAACTTAATGGCAGATGTTAATAAGCAACGTCCAAATTTTAATTCAAAAAAAGAATGCCTGCCATTTGTACTGACAGACATCTACAACAAAAATCGTAAAAAAGATTACAAATTAGACAAGAAACTCTTGTTTATCTAATTATACCACATGGGGTGGTTACTTGCCACCTCAATTATTACACATATTGTGTGTAGAAATAAAAGGCTATCCATAATGTGGACACCCTTAAAGAGGACCACATCACAAATCGAACAATAGGAGGAACTCAAATGACATTACTCATCATAACATTAGTCGTAACTTTCATCGTCAGTGTAGCAACAACTTACAAATTGAATGTATAGGAGGAAATGGTATGAAAACTTTATATAAATTATCATTACTTAGCACTTTAGGAGTTATTGCATGGAAATTATGCGAGATAGAAATTAACACGCAGAAACCGGGAATCAAATTAACTTCAAAAGGCTTAACATCTACAACTGGAACACATCTAATGAGATAGGAGGATTAAGAATGAACCTAAAAAAAGCATTAAAAATAACACTCCTAATCGTCATCTTGGCGGAAGAGATTAAGAGTGTTGGGAAACAAATAGAATGTTATTTGAATTCAAAAAAATGTCCGAATTGTAAAAATAGAATCATAAAAACTGCTAACTATTGTTCAATGTGTAGATTCAAATTTAATTAAACAATGACTTTTTAACTGTTTCACTTACTACATCAATAAGCAAATTTCTAGTTCCTTCTTGCACATATTCAGCAGCAAGAGACATGTACTTTTTATATTTAGCTTGAGCTACTGGTGTTGATGAAGATTCAATAATTAAATCTGGAATTGCGTTTTTGATAATTTCCTTTTGGTTTTCGTTCAATTCTTCATCTAAAGAAACAAGTTCAACAGCATTGTTTAAGAGTTTTTCTGTCCAAGGATACGGATTACCACATTCGTGACAATAGTTAGGAAATTGGAAATCACTAGGCCCAATAAAATTAGGAATACAATAACTACCTTGAATAGCTGAACCACAATTTAAACAATTTGAAATCGTTGATTCGCCACATTCTTTACAAAATTTTCTATATTTTGCATTAATACTTGAAGAAACATGTCCGTTCAAACAAATAGTAGCATTTTCATAATAACCCATAACTTAACACCACCCACTATCGCAGTAGCGATAAATAAATTATACCAGAAAGGAGTGGCTAAGATGACACAACTTACAGTAACAATTCCAGAAGAGTACGTGTTAATTACTAGAGAAGAATACGAAGAACTACAAGAAAAAGAAAAGCCAGTTTGGTGGTCAATGCAAGATTTGATAAACGAAACAGGATTTAAGCGTAACTGGTTGGTTGAAAACATACTGTATAACCCTAAGTACATTAAGCAACTTAAACACTTTGTTTACTATCCAGATGGTGGCAAATGGGCTTTTAATAGAGAACCAATGCAGAAGTTTTTAAAGGAAACCTTTTCAGAAATATTTAATTAAGGAGGGATGATATGAAGCACATTTTAGCATGGTCAACAGCAATACTATTCACAATGTTATTTGCACTTATCACATTCGACTTTCATTACAGTTTAGTAATTAGTGTTTTAAGTTTCATTGGTAGTTACGCATTTTGGAATAGCTATTACGCAGAAAAAAAGACTGATAAGCGCTCCAACGCTTAACAGTCAAACGATTTACAAAATATACAAATTAAATATACACGGAATTGAGGTGTTTCGTCAAATGGCAGAAGAATACGAAACAAAAGAAGTAGCTTATCTAATCAAAGAACAAGACGGAAAACGTAGATATATAACAAATAAACCTAACCATCCAGAAGATGCAACTTACAACATTCAGCGCAGAAATGCTAGGCGTTTAACAGGATTAGAAGAAATAAACATTCAATGGGAAGAACATCTTATTGAAACAGAAACTACAGTGACAAAAAAATCTTATAAAACATACAGTGTAGATCAATTGAAGGAGGTACAAGATGACTGAACAAACATTATTCAATCAACTGAACGCATTAAATGTTAATGATCACGTTGAGAAGAAACAAGGGTTGTCATACCTTGCATGGTCTTACGCACACCAAGAATTAATGAAAATCGACCCTAACTATGAAATGAAGATACATGAGTTCCCACATCCAGACGTAACTAACGACCAATATTTTGTGCCTTACTTGGCTAGTCCTGAAGGCTATAGCGTAACAGTATCTATTACATTAAAAGGATTAACAAAGACGGAAACTTTACCCGTACTAGACTTTAAGAATAAGTCAGTGCCATACAAACAAGCTGATATGTTCCAAATAAACAAAACATACAAGCGCGCATTTGTTAAAGCAGCAGCATTACATGGTATCGGATTGTATTTATATCATGGGGAGGATGCGCCAGACGCTAGTGAAAGTGATGTAAGTGAATTAACAGAAAAGATTAATCAATTTGTAAGTATCTCACAAGAAAAGGGCAAAGATGCCACGTTAGACAAAACGAGACGTTGGTTAGGATTACAGACTATAAACAAAGCATCGAAAAGTGAGATTGCAAACGCACACGCAAAACTAGATGCAGGACTAAAACAATTAGACAAGGAGAATGAATAATGATAAATAGAGTCGTATTAGTAGGTAGATTAACAAAAGACCCGGAATTTAGAACAACACCATCTGGAGTGAGTATTGCAAATTTCACTTTAGCTGTTAATAGAACATTCACAAATGCACAAGGCGAGCGTGAAGCAGACTTCATCAATGTAGTTGTTTTTCGTAAACAAGCAGAAAATGTAAACAACTATTTATTCAAAGGTCATTTAGCTGGTGTTGATGGTCGTATACAATCACGTAGTTACGAAAACAATGAAGGCAAACGAATATTCGTTACCGAAGTAGTAGCGGACAGTGTTCAATTCATGGAACCTAAATCACAATCTAAAGGGCAATCTCAACAACAAAGTGGACAAGCTAAGTCACAACAATCACCTGATAAGGATAACCCTTTTGCTAACGGTAACGCAGATATAGATACGGACGATCTCCCGTTCTGATTGGACTGATTAAATGCCAATAATTAAAAACTACATCCAACAAGATGACGGCACAATAACTGCTGTCATCGAGGGTGTAACTTTAGAAAATAAAGACTTCTTACTGTTAGATAACGGACTAGAAGTAGAGTGTGATGTAATCGTGAGTGATCCATATAAGATAACAGATAAGCAACGTAGAAAAGTGTTCGCAATGGTACGAGATATATTCAACCACTATGGACAACCGATGGATTATTTAAGGTATATGTTCCAAAAACAATTAGAGTTTATCAAAGGTTATGAACCTATATCATTGAGCAATTGCAGTAGACGACAAGCAGGTGAATTAATCGAGTTAATCTTAGATTTTGTATTCACTCACGATATACCTATGAACAAGGCCACTAGCGACCTTATGAGCAACGATAAGTATTTTATATATAAATCTACCATAAACAGAATATGTGTTGTCTGTGGGGCTAAGAATGCCGATTTAGCACATTATCAAACAGTAGGTAGAGGGCGAAACAGAAATAAGATAGATCATTACGGTAATAAAGTGTTAGCGCTATGCCGTTTCCATCATAACCAACAACATAATACGGGCATGGATAGCTTTAATAAGCTACATCATTTAGAAAATTCTTGGGTTACAGTGGACGAGAAGCTAAATAAAATGTTGAAAGGAGAGAAATAATGAGCGATAGATTGATAGACATAACAGGCGGGTACGGAAGCGTTTATAAAAAAGTTATGAAAGACACAGAATTGAGCATTGAAGCTAAAGCTATATATGCCTATCTCACCTCTTATGCAGGTGGTAAAGATACCGCTTTTCCTAGTGTCAGCTTAATATGCCACGAACTAAATATTAGCAAAAACAGGTTTTATAACCACAGAAAAGAGCTTGTTGAAAAAGAAATTATTTCTGTAAATAGAGAAAGAACTGATAACGGGTTTAGTAAGAACATTTATACAATCAATCATCATTTCGTACGTCTCAATTTTGTAGACATACAAAACGTAGATATACAAAACGTAGATATACAAAATAAAGACACTAAGAATAACAGTGTTAAGAATAACAGTATTAAGAATAACAATAATACAAGTGACGTGACGGCAAAAACATTTGAGTACATTAGTAATAATTTAGAGATGATTCAAAGTCCTCTAAAAATAGATGAAATCGAGTATGAGATAAACCTAATTAAAGATGACGCTTATGAAATAACTAAGGTAGCTGTTGATTACTGTAAAGAAAAGAACAAAGGAATACCTTACCTAATAACTATATTAAAAAATTGGAATAAGGAAGGTATCGATACAGTAGAAAAAGCTAAGGCCAAAGCAGCGCCTAAAAAACGTAAGCAACCTAAAAAAGAAACAGACAACTTCCTCGAAAGGAAACGTCAAGAATTAATGGGAGGATAAACCATGTCAATGACTAAAAAAGAAGCTTTCGAAATCATTGAGATGTTAGCCAATGTATACAACATGGAATTGAACGATACCAAATTCAATTTGTGGATTAACTTCTTGTGTGAAGATGGCGATTACGAACCATCAATGAAGATGGCTAAGAAATATATAAAAGATGGCAATGTCTATCCACCTAAAATACCTAATATCATGCGAAAGTTTCCTAAGACATTTAAAGACGACGAACCAGATGAAGAAACTAAGTTGCATAGATGGAAGATGGATAACGACCCAGACTATGTTAAACAACGTAAACAGGCGTTAGAACAATTCAGACGTAAGGTAGCAGAATTTGATAGAGGTGATGACATTGATTAATGAGCAATACGAAATAGAAAGTACAGTCATTGCCAGCCTATTACAGAAACCTGATTTGTTAGAGAAGCTAAGAGTAAAGCCTTATATGTTCCAAGATGAACACTTTAAAGGCTTTATGGAATATATCCTAGATCAAGGCAAAGTTGATTTGAATGAGATATATCTGAAAAGTATTAAAGATAAAGAATTTCTAAACAATGATGTAATTGGTCAACTATACAAAACAGATTTTATTGGTTACGGATTCTTTGAAAGATACCAACAAGATTTATTACAGAATTATCAAATCATTAAAGCAAACCAACTTGCTGATGACTTCAAACAATCTGCTACACCAGAAACATTTAATGAAATGGTGGAACAACTTAAAGATTTAACGAGTATCGCAGCTAAAAAAGAAGATGGTACGCAACGCTATGCTAGGCAATTAGTTGAAGATTTGTATAGTGACGAACCAGTAGAACGTGTGAAAACAAAGTATCAACTTATGGATTATAAGATTGGAGGATTTGAACCAAGCCAATTAATAGTTATCGCTGCACGACCTAGTGTAGGTAAAACTGGTTTTGCTTTAAACATGTTATGGAACATAGCCAAGCAAGGACACCGAACATCATTCTTTAGTATCGAAACAACAGGTAAAAACGTATTGCAAAGACTGTTAGCAACTATCACAGGCATTGAATTGAATCGCATTAAGAATGTACAAGACTTAACACCAGATGAATTAACGAAATTAACAGATGCGATAGACCAAATTCTTAAATTAGGTATCAATATTAATGACGATAGTACAACAACACCTCAAGACATTAGATCTCAAGCAATGAAACATAGCGATAAGCCACAAGTTATATTCATTGATTACTTACAGCTTATGGAAACAGATACGAATGTTGATAGACGAGTTGCAGTTGAAAAGATATCACGTGACTTGAAAATCATAGCGAACGAAACAGGCGCAATTATAGTCGTACTTTCACAATTAAATCGTGGTGTTGAATCACGTAACGATAAACGCCCAATGTTATCAGATATGAAAGAGTCTGGCGGAATAGAAGCAGACGCAAGTATGGCAATGATGCTGTACAGAGATGATTACTACGAACAAGAAGATGATGAATCTGGTAAGTCAATTGTTGAATGTAATATAGCCAAAAACAAAGACGGTGAAACTGGTGTGATTGAGTTCGAATTTTATAAGAAAACACAGAGGTTTTTCACATGACTATAGGACAATTTCAACAATTACTTGGACACCTATTCAGAACGACATACAAGGGTGACACAGACGTTCAATCGTGTTTACTTGAGTTAGGTTACACAATTAAGATATTGCTTGAAAATGGGCGCTTAACGCCCTTTGATGATTACGAAGAAAATAAGAATATTATCTTTAAAAACTATAAAGGTGTGAATATAAATGGGATTAATTGAAGGTAGCAAGAACAAATATTACTTATACCGTGATAACGATGAAAAAGCAGTATCTGTTTTACCATTGTCACCAAATGTGAATAGCGTCGGAAATATAACTGGCGCTTACTTCTCGGGTGGAGTTAAGAATATGACTGATGACGAGTTATTAAATTTCAAAACAGTACACAATTTATATTATGAACAAGAACTTGGAAGCCAATTAACACTATTCGACATCTAGGAGTGACGGAATGAGTAAATACAACGCTAAGAAAGTTGAGTACAAAGGAATTGTGTTCGACAGCAAAGTTGAATGTGAGTATTACAAATACTTAGAAGGTCGTAAGTATATTGATGGCTTTGATTATATCGAAGTGCAGCCAAGATATGAGTTGATCCCTAAGTTTGGTAAGCAACGAAAAGCTGAATACATCGCAGACTTTGCACTATGGAATGAGAATAAGTTGGTCGAAGTCATAGATGTTAAAGGAATGGCAACAGACACAGCTAAATTGAAAGCTAAGTTATTCAGATACTTGTATCAAGATGTGACGCTAACGTGGATATGTAAAGCGCCTAAGTACACTGGCAAGGATTGGATAACGTATGAAGATTTGATCAAGGCTAGACGAGAACGTAAGAAAGCGAAGTGATTCCAATGGATCAAACAATAACACTACAAATCAAAGTGGAAGTTGAACAGGAAGTAACAGTACCTGTGGCAGACAATTACGACTTAGAAGAAATAAGTAACAGTGAAGCAGATAAGGTAGCTGAGAAATATAAAAACAACCCAGAGTTACTAGGGTTTGAAGATATTAAATTCAGAAAAGTATCAGACGTACAAGTTAAGGATTATTAGGAGGACGAGAAAGATGAGTAAAGAATACGATTTAATCAACTTAAAAGAACAAGCGGTAGTTAAGGTGAGACGCATTAATATTCATTCGTACAACATCAAAGGCTATCCAGATACAGAATTTGCCAACATATACAAACGAGTATCTGTGGAAGAATTGCACAATTTCAAGAAACGATTCAATTTATATAAACAGAAGAAAATCAGAAACGTAAAGATAAGCACAGAAGACCAAATACAACAGTTATGGATTTACTGGTTAAAGCGAATTTCAATATCAATATTAATACTGGCAATTTAGACGAGGATAATAAATCAGAAATGTTAGGCAAGTATCAATTGAAACAAGTTATGGATTTACTGAGTAATGGCAAAGATTTATCAGATGTTGCAGAGGTGGCTAGATAGATGAAGATTAGAGATTTAGACTTAGATCAATACGTAATCGTGTATGACATTGGCAAGAGTGAACACAGTGAAGGTATGACGGTTGTAGGACGTGTGGAAGAAATTGTGTTCAATGATGATAACGACAATGTAGCTACTATCAATTCATTAGGTAACTTATACGATATCACAGACGATAACGATTTTGAGTTATGGAGTAAGAGTATCGAAGGTAAGACAGAGAGTGTGAGTAAAGTGGGGTTAAGAAATTTAAATGTAGGCGATTGGATTCAATACGTTGAAAATAATGGTCAAGAAAGATTTGGTAAAGTCAGTAGTTTAACAGGATTACAAGCTGAAAAAAGTGTAGATAACGATACAAGAATTGAGTTGGAATTGTTAAATGGGAAAACAGATTCTATTAAACAAAACAGCAGCGAATGGATTAAAGTTCGACCAAATGAAGCACACTTATTAGAGAAAGATTACAGAGAAAGATTTGTTCAATCCAATGACTTACAACAACGTAAGCGTAACGACACAGTCAACCACCCTTCACATTATAACTACGGTGATATAGAAGTGATAAATTTCATAGAGCAGGTAACAAAACACTACAATCCAAACGTAGCTTATCACATTGGTAACGCGATTAAGTATCTTGCACGTAGTCCGCATAAGAATGGTAAAGAAGATATAGATAAAGCTAGATGGTATATCGAGCGTGCGTTTGAGAATTGGGATAAGTAATGCAGCTATCAAACACAATCGACATTCGTTACAAATATAAAACAGGTGGGATGAACACCAAAGAAATGGCACAGTTGCTAAAATATTATAGATTTCGAGGATTCCTAAAGGCGATTAATAAAAATAGCTTCACTGTAGCAGTGTTGCCAGAGGATAAAGGACATAACAGGAAAGTGATGGAGGGGTTAAGGAATGAAGATTAAACGTAAAGTAGAGATGACACATGAAGAATACGCTAAATATATGATTGATAAATTCGGTATAGCTAGTTATGAACGTGAGTTAATCGATAACAATATTTTTGATGCACCGATGGAATTTGAACAAACTTTCACACTGAACCCTATGAGAAAAGATGATGACCCAGTAATAGAACGTAGTTTTAAAGGTGTAGTTATTGAAGTCGAGGAAGAAATAGATGAAGATACAGTGTTTGAAGAAATACTATTAATTGTAAATAACGGTTTAGGTATTGAAGTATATTCTAATTATTCAATTAATGATGTGTTAAGTAATAACGAAGGTTATTACGAAGAAACCGTAATGCTTATTTTGAAACCAGATCCTGAAGTTATTTGGACGCGTGAGAATGGGTTGGTGGAGTAGATGGAAAATTTAATATTTAGAGCATGGTTATCTTCTGACAAAAGATTTGCAAATAGAAGTAAAGAGTTAGTTGACGATTATACAAAACATTTACTAGAGGAGTGATGGATAGTGATTAATTTTTGGAAGTTAACATATAAATCAGTTAAAGAACAACGAAATCAATATAAAGCAGAAAACGAGAAATTACGTGAACGAAATAAAAAGCTAAAAAAACTTTGCGACCAAAAAGTAAGAAAATACCTAAGAGGTGGTTTGCAACAAATGAAAATAGAAGACCTAGAAAGTAAATGTGACAGTATGAAAACAGAAAACGAACAACTGAAACAAGATTTATTACGTACTGAAGAATTACAAGATGAAATCATACAACTAGAAAAAGATTTTGAAAATAAACACAACCTCCTATCCGAAATCTCACAACACATCGGAAACAAACCATCGAGCAGCACGTATAAGTATTTTAGAGCGAAGTTGGATAGTATTGGGATTAAGGAGGGTGAGTAAAGTGGAAAACTATTTAGTTAAAAAAGAATTACCAATTGAAGTAAAAGAAATAACTTTAATAAAAGTAGAGACAACAATTGGTAATGGAAGTAATGAAGATCCGTACAGAAATGTTACAGCTTTGTATAGCAAAAATGGAAATTTTATTTCTATTATCGAAAATAGTTATTTATTGTCTGAATGATAACTTTTGTAATTGTGTTGTTGGATTAAAGTTTGAACATTACTAATAAGAATATTTGAAAGTTTCTTCATGTCTTGATTAGTTAAATTTTCGTGACGTTGATAAGGATGTGCACCGTCATTACCTACCCATGCGATTAAATCAGAAAGCCAATCACTTTCTGGTAATTTAAGGAGTTTAATTCTATCCGGGAAAGATTTTTTCTGTAAATTGTTTTCTGTCTTTCCCTCGAATTTAATTAAATAATCCCAAACCAATTGTTCTGTTGCTTTACGGTAACCTAGTTTTAATAGTTCTGATAAATTATGATTTTCTGCTATTTTAATTTGTTTATATATATTAATGAATTCAGAAGAGCATGATGCAATTTCATCACTAAATTCACCTTCGTTCAACTGATATTCAAATGTTATTTTATCAGCATTCTTAATAGTTACTCCCATCCTACTAGATGAAGAGCCGTTTAATTTATAAGACTGTAGAAAATGTTGTTTACAATTGTTGCATTCTAAAATCACAGAAAAACTATATAAACCTTCTTCTAATCCTGAACTATTTAAAAATATTGGTGATTGTACTTGATCACATAATGGACAACGTTCAGGCAATGGAATTTTAACATTTTGATTTTGATAAATATCTTTAGGTGAACGGTTGATTGTTAAGGGTAGGTTGATTGTTAATTCAGACATAGTTTTACCTCGCTTTTATGTATTAAATTTTATTATATCAAAAATTATTATTGAAAGGACAGATAATATGAATAAACTAATAAAACAAGTAGAACAATGGAGTAAAGATAAAAACCTAGACAGAGGTAATCCAGATAGACAAGCATTGAAATTCTATGAAGAGGCAGGAGAAGTTGGAGCAGCTTTATCACGCAACAAACTAGACGACTTAAAAGACGGTATAGGCGATACAGTCGTTACTTTAATTATATTGGCACAACAACATGGAATGACATTAGAGGAGTGTTTACAGTACGCGTATGACGAAATCAAAGGAAGAAAAGGAAAGACAATCAATGGAACATTCATCAAAGAATCAGACTTATAAGGATAAAGATATACTCACTAAGGTTAAGGAAGTGTTGAGGAAATGACACAGTATTTAATTAGAACACTAACAGATTCAACCGGTCACCCTTTCACTCATGTAACTAAAGCACGTGAGAATGAAAATTATCAAGTGGTTGAAGCAGAGAGTAAGGAAGAGGCGTTGAAAATGGCAGATAAACCCAAAGGATTATTAAGTGTAGTACCTTCTAGTTTTAATAACGGTCCAATTAGTAGAGCTTTATCGCAAGGTAACAAATAGAGAAAGGACAGTGACCAATGAGAATACTCAAAACACTACTAATCATTACCCTATACGAACTAAGCAAATACGTTACGAATGAAATACTAATTAAATTATCTGCCAATGATGAGATAGATCAGCCGAAAGATTATGAGGAGGATAAGTGATGTGGATAATTATATCAGTACTATTAGGACTTACATCACTATACCTACTCATATCAAACAGTATTAAGAATGACCAAATAGCAGCGTTGAAATACACAATCGTGTATATGGCAAGTGATGAAGATATTGAAAAGGCTATGCAAGAGTGGAAGAGATTTAAGGATTAACTGGGAGGTAGTGTATGGATTATAAATCATGCAACAAAGTAGAAAGTGTAAGAGTAGATTATCTTTATTTTTATGAAGTGTATGACGAATACTATATAGAAGATTTAGATAACTTCGCACAATCGATTGACCATCATATGAACACAAATAACTATAAAGTATTTGAAGTGGATACATTGGAGAATGAAAGATTGATTATAGATACAACTAAGATAGTTAATGTGCGTATCTTATATAAATAACCTGGAGGTAACATATGTACACACCAACTGAAGTGAAACAATTAATAACCGATTACCACTGGATGCGTAGACTTATTGACCATCAAGTGTATGAATATGATAGTACATCTACTGGACAGTATGGTATAGAGTCTGCTATGCCTAAAGCTCAAGGTGGTACTGGAGATAAGGTGTTAGTTAGAGTTATCAAGAACGATAAGGATAGACGTAAGACACAGGAGCTTATAGAGAAGGTAGCATTCATTGATGACTATGAGCATCTTATAACCAACGATAAGAACTACCATATACTACAACTACTTAAACAGGGTGAGAGTATAACAGGTATAGAAGTGTTAATGCGTATTAGTCGTAAGAATGTTTATACGCGTATAGGTGAGATAGTTAACGTTTATATGGAAATACAATAGACGGGTACAGATTACACACTTTACACCTTTACACAGTAGTTTTATTACGGCGTGTTATTTTATATAATTGACCCATGAGGTAAAACTCTTAGTTGTTATTAAATAGTAATACTATATTATATCGAGGACACACAACCCCAATGTGTGTTCTCTTTTTTATATTGTTATCACAACATAAGCTCAAACATTATATATTATTAACTTATATGAATGTGATTAACAATGATTAATCTAATCAACAAACTTAAAAGGTTTAATCAGTTTAAGAGATTGATGTAAACAAACAATTATATATTAAGTTGATTAGAACAATTGATCATTAACATTAATGATTGATTCAATTAAGTTAAGACAAAGAGAAATGTTTTATCTTTTCGTCAAAGTTATCTTTGTCTTTTCTTTTTTTATTATTGAAACTAAATTAATATATTTTATTTATCAAACTAAATTATTTAATTATAAATATAAATGAAAGAAGTTGATTCAATTGTCTTTCATAGAACCAAAGATTCGTTTAGGTAACAAGACGATGACTCAAGACCAATTGCTAGAGCAACGCAAACGGAACAGTAAGAGGTACAATGCAAGCGTTCGATATGGTAAGGATACCAAGTATACAGAGTTCTACCAATCGTCTGCGTGGCGTTCTAAACGTAAGAGAGTGCTATTGCGTGATAAATACCTGTGCCAAGAGTGTTTGAAGCAAGGTATTGTGAATGATAAACGTCTTATGGTCCATCACATTGTGGAATTGAAAGATGATTGGAAACGTAGGTTGGATATGAATAACCTGATCACTGTGTGTACGGCATGTCATAACCGGATAGAACATACGCCTAGACGTAAACCGGAAGTATAGAAATATTGCACAGTATTATTAAAGGGGATACCGACTTTTGCGCGTGTGGGTTTTGGAATCTTGATTAATCGCTCGATACTCATTTGTACCCAAATTCTAGAAACTATAAATCGAAATCATGCCTGTTTAGGCAATTGGAGGTGTAAAA